ACAGGTAAAAAATAAAGTAGTCCTATAATGCAAGAGTTAATAATAGGATTCTTGACATTAGGGGCTATTTGGTTTATAATTAATAGAACAAAGAAAAATGAAAAAAAAAGCACTTCAACAACCTTGTCTCGTCAAAGCGATATGCACAAGTTGTTAAAACACTTTTTTTCAATTTCTTTATCAAACGGTGATAACTCTACGCAGTTGACAAAGCATAGACAAAAGGGTATGATTAAGGTTATTGTTTTAGGTAATCAGGCTTACTGGGTATCTGACAATAAGTTTTATGTTGCAGAGGCTATTGATGGGGAAGTACAAAAAAATACCACAAAGCCAGTAGACATAGATAGTTTGTCAAAAGTAGATTTAGATAAGATGCTATTCATACTGGATAGTTTAAGGGATGGGAAAAGAAATGATCGTGGCAGTTCAGGGAACCAATGAGTTCAATGACTATGGAGTTTTTATTCGCTCTATGGGTGTTGCCATGTCAAATATGAATCAGGAAGATAATGAGTTTATTATTTATTCTGCTGGTCCCGCAAAAGTAAACTCTTTTGTTTCAGAATTTTCTAATGTGTCAGAAAAAGGAATGAAAGCAAGAGGAAAAAAGATAAAGTTTTATAAAGTTGCTCCGCTTTGGATGAAAGAAAATTTAGATCAAATAAATTATTTTGCATTTTTGAGCAAGCCAAATGAAAAAATATCTAAGTTAGTTTCAGAAGCACAACTAAAAAATGTAGAAATTGGTATATTTAAATACTAGGGGGTATTTATGTTAATTAGAAGTTTAAACACAATGGAAAAAATTGTTTCCAAGAATAAAAATTTAATTTGGAATGGTTGGGATATTATTGATTTAAAAGAATCAGACATTGCAAAGACATCTCCAACAGGCATTAGAGTAAAAGATAAGTGGTATGTACATAAAATTTATTCACCTGGTCGTAATGGTTGGGATATTCCAAACAAGTATCGAGATTAAAAATGAAACAGCATTTATGGAAAGACGATGCAATATGTTTGGGTCTTGATACTAACATATATTTTGATAAGTATGAAGACAATCCAGAAAACCGTGGAGTTGTTGACTCTATGTGTCAGATGTGTCCAGTAGCCAAAACATGTTTTGCTGTTGGTATATCTGGTAAGGAGTGGGGAGTTTGGGGTGGTGTGTATTTAGAAGGCGGAGAAGTTTCAAGAGAATTTAACAATCATAAAACCAAACAAGACTGGTCAATTACTTGGCAATCCCTAACAATGGAAAAATAATGTATACAGATAAAATGAAGATGGCTTTTCATTCAATACCAGCCCCTAAAAATTTCAAGGTAGACATTATTGACAATGATCATTTTATAACCATTAAGGCTAATGAGGCTATGTTTATGCGTCTATTTGACACAGAAAAGCGACATGCTGTAGAATATATGGTAAGAGTAAAAAAGGCTTTAGAAGATAATGGGGCAATTGTAATGATTACTAGGGAGGCTATCAAGTAATGCAAAACGTTATTTTAATATTTTTTATAGTCTTATCGGTGTCATTTGCCATATCGTATATAGCGGTTTTACATAAATTAAAAAGACTTAGTTTAACTTCCGCTCAATTATTTTTAGAAAACTTTGAACTTAGTCAGCAGGCTGAATCTATTAAAGCAAATCGAGAACTAACCGATAATGATATACATAGAGAAAACTTTATTAAGTTTTTATCAGATTCTCGTGATTGGGCTTTTACATACATTGAAGACGTTCAAAAAGGCTTAGTTAAATTTGTTGAAGAAGTAGATCCAACTATTAACTATTTTGATGATTTTAGTTCTATACAAGAGGGCAATCCTTTAAATGTGGGTATGAAACAAATATCTTCTGCATATAAAGATTTAAAAAAGTTTTTGCCGAATGAATCGGAAATAAAAAATACATGAGAGACATATTGCTTTCAGTATTAACAGGTTTTGGGTGCGGTATCGTGTTTGCTGCATTCAAATTGCCAGTACCAGCACCACCAGTTTTTGCGGGAATCGCAGGAATTATTGGGCTTTGGATTGGCTTTACAACACTAACACGAATTATATCCTAGGAGGAATAATGAATAACTTACTAAATGATAAGACAAAGGCAATGCTAGCATCATATGGTCGCTCAGTACTTGCATCAGGTCTTGCACTATACATGGCTGGCGTAACAGATCCAAAAGATCTATGGGCTGCACTAGTTGCTGCTATAGCGCCCGTCGCATTGAGAGCACTTAATCCTGCAGATAAAGCATTTGGCATTTTGCCTGATGTTAAGGAAGTTGCTAAGGCTCTTAAGTCTGCAAAGGCACCAGCAAAGAAGGCTGCAAAGAAGTAATCAATCTTCTATCAGATAGCCAGTCTAGAAATAGGCTGGCTTTTCTGTTTATTTATTTATAATATTTAACCATTTATCTTTTAATACTTCAACTGAAAAATTATTAAATCCAAGTTCTATAGCCTTTTGTTTACTATCATATATGTTTATATTATTAAAATAGTTATCAATAGATTTTGCTAATTCTTCGTGGTTAGCCTCATAAATATCTACCATTGACTTAGTTTTAAACTCTCCAATTTTATCTGATTTTACTAGCCACTCTCTAGGAAGTATTTGATTATTAGGAGATACGTCTGTCATAAAAACGGGTAGACCAGAAATTAAAGCCTCATTCATAGGTAAACAAAGACCAGCATAACGTCTAGGAAGAACCATAGCGTCATAGCCATTATATAAGTCTTCTCTGTTTCTAACATTATCTTTGTTTATTTTTAAACGGCTATCCTTAGTCATAAAGTCTAAAGGGGTTTGTGTTGCTACCACAAGTTCATAATCTGCACTAGAATGTTTAAGCATTTCTACTACAGTATTGGTTCCATTTCTATCTTTGGCTGCTTTTTTACCAGCAACATGAAGTATTCGTTTATGGGTTTTTGATAGGTTATTTTCTCTTACAGCATTAAATAATGATGTATCTGTTGGTGGTGGTAGGTGATACACCTTGCACTTTGATTCAAACTTTTCTTTAACAACATCTATATTCCAACTACTTGGTGATAATAATACATCTGGGAGCAACCATTCTGGATGAACTAAATTTCCAAATAGTTCATAGTTATACTGTAATATTGTTTTTATATTTCTCTTTCTTGCCATATTAATAAAATCTAAATGATAAAATGTTTCACAACTTATAACAACATCAATGCCATCTAAAAAAGAAAGAACCTCGTTTGTTCTAGGCATACCTTTTACTGTTTTTATTACGTTATATCCGTCATACCATTGCGGGTATTGTTTATTGTTATTAAAAGAATATGAATCAATAAGTAAAATCTTATCAGGATTTAACATTTTTACTAACTCTTTAGTCTGATTACCAAGACCAGTATTGTCACATCTTGCTATGATTCCTAGTCTCATTCTTTATACCCCCAAACATCATCATCGGAAGTGTACTTTCTTCCGCCTTGGCGACCATCTAAGTGATAAGAGCGTTTAATATTTCCTTCTGGATGATAAATCCAAAGTTTATGTGTTTCCCAATTTCCTTGATCAAACACGTCATATGGAGATATGTCATCTTGAATTGCTCCATGAAATGTATCTTCTATAAAAAATTTATCCCTACATTTTGGAAGTACAATATCTTTATAGTATTTTTTTCTACTTAGATGTGGTCGTTGACTCCATTGTGTAGTTTTCATAAAGCCATCTTCTAAGCCAAACATAAGATGTTCATGTTCTTTTGGTATATGTGCTTCAAAATGAAAACGAATGGTATTTGCTTTATTGTATTCAAACATATCTAAACATTTATCCCAGTCTATTGGTGTATCTGGAGTTAAAGGAGCATCACCTTCAACATAAAGTAATAGCGGTGTTTTAATTTCATTAATTGTTTGACGCATCATGTTGGTTTGATGGCTGTGTTCTTTAAATATAAATGGTAGTATGTTTTTATCTTCATGTAAACATTTCCACAAAATGCGATTTTTATATTCATCGTAATCTTTTTTACG